AACATTGGATTATGTACCAAAATCATCAATTGCACCGGCAGCCACAATCAATTTAAAAGTCAATCAAGTTACTGATGCATCATTAACATTACCTAAATTCACATCATTTTTGGCAGAATCTATTGATGGTGTCAGTTACAGTTTTGTAACAACTGAAAATTCTACAGTTACAGTATTGAATAACACAGCAAATTTTGATAACATCACATTGAAACAAGGTACACCAGTATCTCTGTCGTTTACCTATGATAGTACCACAAATATAAAATCAATATTTGAAATACCTGAAATAAATGTGGACACAACCACATTAACAGTTTCGGTGCGTGAATCATCATCAAACAATTTTTATAACATTTACACTCACGCAAAAGAATATCTAACATTATCAGGTTCCTCTTTGGTATATTTCCTACAAGAAAATGTCAAAGGTTTCTATGAAGTTAGTTTTGGTAATGGTGTACTAGGTAAACAGTTAACCAATGGTAATATTATCACACTTTCTTATGTTGTAACAAATGGATCCGCTGCAACTGGTGCAAACAATTTTGTTTTGATGGATTCTATTTCTGGTTATTCAAACACAAGAATTTATCCATTAACCTCTGCAACTCAGGGTGGTGATAGAGAAACAATAGAATCAATCAAGTTTCAGGCACCAAAGTCATACTCAGCACAAGGTCGTGCAGTAACCAAAGAAGATTACATCACAGCAATCCAACAAAACAATCTTGGTTACTCATTCGATTCAGTGAATGTTTGGGGTGGCCAAGAGAATGATCCACCAGTTTATGGGCAAGTATTCATTGCAATGAAACCATCTGGTGCATATATGCTAACTGAAAATCAAAAATCAAAACTGATTAAAGATGTGTTGAGACCTATATCGGTTCTTACCGTAGAGCCAACAATTGTTGATCCAGACTATACCTATATTCAAATCACCGCAAATGTATTGTATGATCCTAAGAGAACAAGATTGACTGCAAGTGAGATAAAAGAAAATGTCAAGACTGCAATCAATAACTATGCAAAGACAACACTAAACAGTTTTAACTCTACATTTAGATCATCTGAATTCAATAATCAAATCAATTCAGTTGATTCTTCTATAATTACAAACGAAATATCTATTCAACTACAGAAGAAATTTTATCCAAATCTATCTACACCAACCACATACAAGTTGTATTACGGTGCAGGCCTAAAGCGTGGTATGTTTTTGAGTGGTATAGGCAGTTCACCTTCAGTTGTATACAGAAACCCATTAAATTTAGCACAAACAATTGACGGTCTTTACATTGAAGAAGTACCATCATCAACAGGTGGTGCAGAATCTATCACAATAACCAATCCAGGTTTTGGATATCAAGGTCAACCAACAGTGACCATACTAGGTGATGGTACAGGTGCAACAGCAGAAGCTGTTATGACAAACAATGGTACTATAAAACAAATCAATGTTCTAACAACAGGAACGGGTTATACATCAGCCATACTTAGAATTACACCAGCAGTAGGTGATACAACTGGTTCATCTGGTGCAGGTATCATTACACTTGAAGGCCGTTATGGTGTGTTGAGATTATATTACAATGACACAACAAATGTCAAGACTGTATTTAAAGGTAATATTGGTACTGTAGACTACAATTTAGGTGTTGTTACATTGGATGCATTTTCACCATTAAATGTGAATAATGATTTGGGTCTATTAACAGTAACCACCAATCCAACAACAACAATTATTTCTTCCACATATAATAGAGTTATTACTGTAGATGAATTTGATCCACAATCTATTATTGTGAATGTTACTGCCAAAACAACATGATAGATAACAATCAAAAAACATCCAATCTGGTTTTATCCCAGTTGCCCGAGCATGTCCGGGACAATCCTGAATATGCCAACTTCAATCTATTCTTAAAGGCTTACTATGAATGGATGGAAACAAATGGTAAGGTAACAGATAGGTCTAAAAACCTATTGAATTATAAAGATGTTGATGCAACAACAGAAGAATTTATAGACTATTTTAACAATGAATTTCTACCTTTCTTTCCTAGAGAATCATTGATAAGTCAAGAGCAGGCTGTAAAAGTTGCAAGACAGTTGTACCAAAGTAAAGGTACACCAGCATCGTATGAATTTCTTTTCCGTGTACTGTACAATACTGATGTTGAGATATTCAACACCAAAGATTCGGTGTTTAAAGCATCTGGTGGTACGTGGTACATCGCAAAGAGTTTAAAATTACTATCGGCCAATCCATACTTCTTACAGACAAAAAACTATAGAATTTTTGGTGAGGTTTCAAAATCTATTGCAACAATAGAAGCTGCTGTATTAGTTGGAAATAAAACAGAAATATTCATATCAAACATACAACGATTGTTCAATTCTGGTGAGACTGTTAGAATTGTAGATTCAAACAACCAAGATGTTTTATTTGGTGGTAATGTTCTTCGTGCAAAAATTGTTGGTCAAATTAGCCAAATAAGAGTTAATCCAACAAGTCGTGGATTGACATATCAACCTGGTGATCCAGTTGTTGTTTATGGTGGACTAAATGCAAACGTTGCAAATCCTATTGGTGCAACAGCAAAAGTTGGTGAAATTACCAAAGGTTCTATACAACGAATCAACGTGGTCAATGGTGGTTATGGTTATTCTGAGAAACCAAACACTATTATTATAATTGAAGATTCGGCTATAAGTGGTGCAAGAGCAAACGTTGCATCTATATCTCCATATTTACCTCCATCATTTAAAATAATTAACGGTGGTACAGGTTACAGAGTTAACGATTCAGTTGTGTATGAAGAATCCACTTTTGCATATGTTTCTGAAGTTGATGCACAAGGTACTATAACAAATATTAGATATACTCAAACAGTAAATGCACAAGCTATTGTTGGCATAACTGCACAAGTATTTTCTTCAAATGTACAAGCCTCTGGTGCAAATATACAAACTGCCACGGCAGTAGGCAACGCAAGAGCCAATGTGGCTTTCATACCAATGGATGTTATTGGTTTTAAGAAAGAAATCAGATTAAGTAATGCAAATTTCTTCTTTGCTAATGTTGGAACATCTACTAAAGACACAACTCTTGCAAATGCATTTACTTTTGGTTCACTAACAACATATCCTATATCTTCCATTTTTGTTGACAATGGCGGCGGTGGAATAACTAAGATACCAGAAATAACCGCACTATCCACATATAGAACAGAAGATTCCTTTGATGAATTTTCTATCAATTCTTCATTAGAATCTCTTGGTATATTAGGTCCAGTTCAAATCAGTAACGGTGGTTCTGGTTATCAAGTGAACGATAGAATTGTTTTTAGTGGTGGTCGTGGCCAAGGTCCGTATGCAAATGTAATAGGTGTGAATGGAACTGGAGCAATTACAGCAGTAGATTTTTTTATTGATCCACAGTATCGTACATATCCAAAATGGCCATTAGGTGGAATGGGATATACGAATGATTATTTACCTAGTTTGTCGGTAACATCTGCAAATCCATCAGCGACCGGTGCAAGTTTGTTTATTCCAGGTATTCTAGGAACAGGCGCAACTTTTTCTCCAGTTGTAGATAGAGCAGGTTCAGTAACAACAATCTCTATTGAAAATTACGGTGAAGATTATGAATTTAAACCTAATGTGTCAATACGAATACAAGACATTGTGGTATCTAATGTTGCAATTGAAAACTTGCCACAAAAAGATGATGTAATCTATCAAGGTCCAACAATCAATCTTGCTTCATATACAGCAAGAGTCAATTCAGTTTCATTGTTGGCTGCTGATGCAAACTCACAACTATCATTATACAATTTGAGAGTTTATAATTACGATTCAAAACCAAATCCAAAACTACCTTTGGTGATTGATGGTAAGTACATCAGTCTGCCGATGGCAAACTCTGCATTTCCACAATTTGTACAGACATATAATTATTTTGATGCAGTTGGCAACCAAACAGTATATACCAGAACTTATGATAAGTTTGGTGTGATAACATTTGGTGATGGATCCGCAAAGGCTAACGCAACATTCTTGAATGGTCTTGTGATTGGTGAAGGCCAGTATTTAACAACACAAGGGCAACCAAGTTCTTATGATGTGTTGCAGAGTACCAAGTACAACAATTTCACATATCAGATTACACTTGAAAAAGAAATTGTAAAATACAGAGAAGTATTATTGAACCTATTACATCCAACTGGAACAAATGTAATTGGTCGTTATGCATTAAAATCAAACAACAAACTTTATCACCATGCACAACAAGGTTTATATGGTGGTGAAACATTAGCTTACTATTTGGGTGAACATACTTCCGATGCACTGAGTATCACAACGAGTTTCACCAACAAGAGTAACAATGTAATTAAATTTAACAATAAACTAGGTTCAAATCTGGAAGAATTTATATTTCCAAATGTAAGTACAATTGAAATTAAGAACGACCGTGGCGTCAACATTAAGTCTTTGGTTATTGCTGTTGATGATGCAAAAGATTCAATCACAATTGCAAGTAATGTTTGGTTAACATTTGGAAATGTGGCAGTTGTTACTGGCACCTCTGGCACCAACACACTAAATATTACATCACTCACTGGCCAATTTGATTATGAGAACAATGGTGTTTATAGTAACACAAGTTATCCATTAAAAGATATTGTTTATACTGGTGACTCCATCAAAGTAAACAACAATATATACACGGTTAAATCAGTAAACTATTCGGACGATCAGATTGTTTTAACAACTAACTTATCATCTAATGAAAATACTTTACTTTCAGTTAAAAGAAACTTCATTGCAAATAGTACAATTTCATCAAATCAAATTAAGATATTTGGCCCAATTGGGTTACAATATATACCAGAGATTGCCACAGAAGATGGTATTACATTAACAACAGAAGATGATAGAACAATCCTATTGGGGTAAACAATGTCAACAGTAAAAATTTCGCAATTACCAAATCTAACACGATTAGATAGTAACACATCCAATACAATCTTGGTTGGTATTGATAATTCAACCAGTGTCACCAGTAAATTCACTGCTAAAACTTTGGCTGAAAGTTTATATTCTAATACTGCATTGAATGTTGGTAACAACGCAATCATTTTTCCAAATGTTATTGCACAGTTTGTTGGTAACAGTTCGGCATATTTACAAACAAACTTACAAAATAAAACACCTTCTGGTTCAGCTGACCATGTTATCACCGCTGATGTTGGTACAGATGAAAGAGATTATATTGACTTGGGTATACATGGTTCTACCAGCTCCGATGCAATATTCACTTCCATATTACCACTAGATGGTTACTTGTATGTACAAGGTAACACCGCAACATCAACAGGTGGTAACCTAATCATAGGTACAACAACCGCAGGTAGAACAGTCAATATCATCGCAGGTGGTCCAGGTTCAGACAAAGTTCAAGTAAAAATATCAACAGATGGTGTGAACTTGGTTGCAAAACCATTGAAGTTTGCAGATGGATCATCACAGAATACTTCCACAGAATCAACTGGTCCATTTGCAAACAGTGCATTTGTAAGAGCAAATTCTAGTTTTGGTGTAGCAAACTCAGCTGCGATATATGCTAATGGTGCATTTGGTGCATCCAATTCAGCCAGTCTATATGCTAACGGTGCTTTTGCTGCATCTAATTCTGCAAGCCTATATGCTAACGGTGCTTTTGAAGCATCTAATTCAGCCAGTTCTTATGCAAACAGTGGATTTGGTGTAGCCAACTCCGCATCGTTGTATGCCAACGGTGCATTCATACAAGCAAATGCAGTGTTCAGTCGTTCAAATAATCAAGTATGGCCACAGGCAAATGCTGCGTTTGGTACCGCAAATTCTGGTTCATTGTATGCCAATGCTGCGTTCATACAAGCTAATGCTGCCTTTAGCCAATCCAATAATCAAGTATGGCCACAAGCAAATGCCGCATTTAATTCATCCAATACAGTGGGTGTTTATGCCAACGCAGCATTTGGTGTAGCGAATTCGGCATCATTGTATGCTAATGGTGCATTTACAGCTGCAAATGTGGCAACCTCAGCTGCATTATATGCCAACGGTGCGTTTGGTGCAGCTAATTCTGCTGGTGTATTTGCGAACGGTGCATTCATAAACTCCAACAATGCATACACAACAGCCAATTCTGCTGGAACATATGCTAACGGTGCGTTTGGTGCAGCTAATTCTGCTGGTCAATATGCAAACGCAGCATTCTCGAAAGCAAACACTGCACAATCTTTGGCTGCCACACAAGCAGGTCGTTTGGATATTATTGAACCGATTGCACAAGCAGCCTTTACAAATGCTGCGGCCGCATTAGCAAATACAAGTGGTGCAATTTTTGATGGTAATTTAATTGTTTCTGGATTATTTTCTGCAAACAACGGATACACATTTAAACCAAGGCTGCCAGTAGGAGACCAAACAACAATCACAATTGATTATGCAACAGATAGTATGATTAAGGCTAATCTAGTTGCAGACTTAACAGTTTCACATAGTAATTTTATATCAGGTAAAGTTGTTGAACTTTGGTTAGTGAATTCTTCTGGAGCACAAAAAACAATTACACACGGTATTTCTGCATTAAATTCAACAGTACATGACACAACATTCAACATGCCGGCGGCGAGTTGTGCTCATTTAAGATACTTTGTTGCTAACGGTGATCTTGCAAATACTTTCGTTAAAGTTTCACACGCTTAATAAATAAATCATGGCAAATAAAAATATTCTCACAAACGGTTCAAAAGTTTCCCAGATAGGGTTGATGTACTATGCACCGGTGGCTGTGGTGCCACCATATTTGACAGAACCAATCAATGTGTTCTATTGTTTTCTGGCAAAACCTTTGGCCTGGGATGATGATGTAAACCCACCTGTTCCTGCAACCGACTTGAAATCAATCAAGCAGGTGTACAAGAATATGTTTATTGTGAAACAGATAAAGACCAATGACATATCACCAGTCATACAAAGAATAGATTGGACTTCAGGTGTTTTGTATAATTGTTTTCTAGATGATGGAGATATGTTTGCAAAAGATGAAAATGGTTATATAATTTATAATTTCTATGTGAAAAACAAATATGACCAAGTTTTTAAATGTTTATGGAACAATAATGATGAACCATCAACAGTAGAACCATACTTTGAACCAGGTACATATACTGCAAACAAAATGTTCCAAGGTGAAGATGGTTACAAATGGAAATTCATGTACACAATTGATACTGGTCTAAAACTTAAATTCATGGACAAAGAATGGATGCCAGTGGCTATCGGTACAAACACACCAAACCCATTAATTACATCTGCCGGTGTTGGTAGTATAGATGTTATTAATGTGAGTGAAGGTGGTTCAGGATATGATCCAGGCAATTCTGTAGTGAATATAGTAATCACTGGTGATGGAACTGGTGCGGCAGCTACGGCAAATGTACAGAACGGTGTCATTCACGATGTTATTGTTACCAATCCAGGTAGTAATTATTCTTATGTAAGTGTTGCAGTTGAATCTGGTTTTGGTAATGGTTGTACACTGGCTGCATCAACTTCACCTGTTGGTGGCCATGGATTTGATCCGGTTTCTGAGTTAGGTTGTGACCATGTGATGTTAACTTGCGAGTTTGAAGGTACAGAAAATGGACTATTACCAACAGATATTGATTTCCACCAACTAGGTATCATAATTAATCCAACAACCAAACAGTATAATCCTGTATATGCAAATGGTGTTGCATATAGTACAACAACAGATATCGTTGTGGCGGCAGGTTCAGACATTGGATTCCAAATGGATGAGATTGTTTATCAAGGTCCAGCCAACAATCCAACATTTACTGGAACAGTTTTATACTTTAATCTTTCTACCAATCTAATAAAGCTAATAAATACAAAAGGTGTTCCAGTAATTAATAGTCCTATTTTTGGTCAAACAACCACATCAACAAGGACTGTATTGTCGTATAGTCTTCCAAATTTTGCAATACATTCTGGATATTTGGCATATATTGAAAATAGATCAAGTGTTCAAAGAAGTGATGACGGAATAGAACAACTCAAATTTGTATTAGGTTTCTAAGGGAAAAAAATGGCTCTAAATTTTAACGTTGATCCTTACTATGATGATTTCGATGATACAAAAAACTTTCATCGAATCTTATTCAAACCAGGTAAGGCAGTACAGGCCAGAGAATTAACACAGGCACAAACAATCCTACAGGATCAGATTACTAAGTTTGCCAATAACATATTCAAAGAAAATTCTCCCGTAACTGGTGGCCAAATTACCACGAATTTCAATTGTTACTACATCAAATTACAAACCACATATAATGGTGCAACAATTGATATTTCCGATTTCAGTGGTTTATTGTTAACTAATGCAACAGGAACAATTAGAGCTAAAGTTGTTGCTGTAGCACAACCAACAGGTACCGCAGGTGAAGGTGATCCACCAACATTGGTTGTCGTATACAAATCAGGTACACGATTCACTGACAACGATATTATCTATGATGTGAATTCAAATAAAGCTTGCCAAGCAGTAACAAACAATTCAACCGGTGAGTCTTCTGTTGTTTCGATTGCCAAAGGTGTTTTCTATGTTCTCGGTAACTTTGTACAAATTGAACCAGTAACAATCATTTTAAGTAAGTATGACAACACACCATCCAGACGGGTTGGTTTGGAAATTACCGAAACAATCTATGACTATGCAAACGATGCGTCATTGTTGGATCCTGCGGTCGGTGCATCAAACTACCAAGCACCTGGTGCAGACAGATATGTTATTAGTCTTGAACTAACATCAAAACCATTGTACTTTGGTGATGACCAATTTTTCATTGAGTTACTTCGTGTTGAAGATGGTAATGTTTTCAAAATGGTTGATGGATCAGTTTATGCGGCCATTGATGATTACTTTGCAAAGCGTGACTACGAAACCAATGGTGATTACATTGTAAACGATTTCAGTATAACACCAAAAGTTGATCCGGATGATGAGGACAAGTACATAATGGGTGTGGGTAAAGGCCTTGCATATGTGCATGGTTATCGTGTAGAGAATCCTTCACCTGTTAATATATCTTCCAACCGTGCAAGGGCAACATCTTTAAAAAATAATGACACAACAGTTATTAACTATGGTAGTTATTTTATTGTATCAAATGTGCATGGCGCCAACTCAAAAACATTTGAAGTAACAACAGCAAACACAATAGACTTTCATTGTGTTTCAACTGATAATGTACATACAGCCAATACAACAACTTACAATTCCACATTGGTGGCCAGAGGTTACATTCGTGGTTTAGATTACCAAAGCGCACCAACAGCCAATGCAAATACACATATCTTCAAAGCAATGGTGTACGATTTGCAGAACCAAGCTTTAACCGGTACAGTTGCTTCAGCAAGTTCAACCACAGTAGTTCTACCAGGAACAAATGGCCAAACATCTTCATTTAATGATGCTTATGTTGGTGTTGACATTTCAATTACATCAGGAACAAATGCAGGTGAAACAAGAACAATTACTGCATACGTAGGTTCAACAAGAACTGCAACTGTGAATAGGTCTTGGAGTGTAACACCAGACAATACATCCACTTTTGTGATGAATTTTAATACCGCTGATGCGGAATCTATGTTGCAAGTTAACAACAGTAACTATACTGTATATGGTAGTGCAAAAATAGATGATACTGGAAAACAAAATGGTATAGCTTCTGGTGATGCAATTTTTGAAAATCCAAATAAACCAGAACTATTGTTTCCAATAGGTTTACCATTTGTCTCTGATATTACCGATGCAATCTACACATCTTTTATTGAAATTAGAGGTGTACCTTTTGGTGTTGCTGGTAGTACACTGTCTGCAACTGTGGACCTTTCAAGTTACAATGATAAAATTTCACATATAGGTACAGCAGGCCAGGCTTTGAGCACAGATTTGGTCAGAGAAAACTTCACAATTATTGTGACGAATGCCCAATCAAATTCAAAGTTTGCAGCTGGTGATATTGTTAATTGGTCAGTATCTCCTAGAGCCATTTCAATGAATGGTGATTTATCTGTTGCAACATTGACAACCACAACAGCAGATTTGACCGCATTTACAGCAACAATCATATTTAAAGTTGATGTGCCTGTTGCAACCGATTCTGGTTTTGTCTTAAAAATTAAAAATTTAGTTACTGCGGCCAATGCAACAGTTGTAACCAATGGAACACAAGTTAACACCTACACATTTGTTGACGATGGTGTAAGTTCTAGTGGCCAAGTTTACATACAAGCCGCAGGTGTTGTTGCTCCTGGAACAAAACAATCATTGTATCTATCTGATGTGAAACGAATTGTAAAAATCATTGATACAAAAGCTTCAGGTACATTGCCATTAACAACAATGTATAATAATTCAACATATGATGTTACAAATAATTATGTTTTCGATAATGGCCAAAGAGATGGTTATTATGACCATGCATCAATTACATTAAAACCTGGTGCACCTAAACCAGCAGGCAATTTACTTGTGTACCTTGATTACTACAAGCATTCTGGTGGTGATGGTTATTTCAGTCAAACATCTTACACCAGTTCAGATTCACCAGAAAATTATAGAGAAATTCCAGATTACACAAGTAAAAATGGAACAACATATTCGTTGAGAGATTGTTTGGATTTTAGACCATCCCGTCAAAATGCTCAAACAGATTTTGTTTTCCGTTACTCTAATCCATCAGACACAAGAGTTGGAATTTTATTGCCTGTAGATTCAACAAGTTTTATTTGTGACTATGAACATTATCTTGGTCGTAAAGATAAATTAGTTTTAACCAAAGATAGAAGTCTACAAATAGTTGAGGGTTCTCCTTCAATCAACCCTATTCTACCTAATGAGCCAGATTCCTCATTAACAATAGCCAACATTACACACAATCCATATACCGGATATGTAACAACCGAGTCACCTGTTGGTAAATTACCAGATTTGTCTATAGAAAAAGTGCAACACCGCCGTTACACAATGGCTGACATTGCTGGCCTTGACACAAGAATTAACCGTGTTGAATACTATACTTCTTTGAATTCATTGGAACAAAATGCAAACTCATTGCAAATCTCTGATGCATACGGATTAAATAGATTCAAAAATGGTATTATGGTAGATGATTTCTCAAGTTTTTCCGCTTCAGACTCTGGTGTTACTGATTTCAATGCAAACATTAATAGAAGAACCAGACAGTTAACGGCTGGCCAAGATGTTAAAAATTTCCCATTGAAGAATTTGGCCATGGTGTATAACATGAATTCACCAACATCATCATCAATTTCTGCGTTGAATTTTAATGTTAGTCGAGATGGTTCAGTGAATTATTTCACATTGCCATATACCACAAGCATTATAGTATCACAAAAATTGGCAAGCAGAACAACCAATGTGAACCCATTCAATACACCTTTTTCAAAAGGTAGCTTGTCGTTGTCTCCAAACATGGACAATTGGGTTGATACAACATATTCACCCGCTTTGTTGGTTGTTGATCCTAGTTTGCAAATATATCAAAGAGGTAATGTAAACAACACATTATCTTTTGGTGATTGGCAAACAGTTCCCGGAACATCAGCAACAAGTTTACAGTCACAAACATCTAGCCCCTGGGCAACAGTATCTAATAGTGTTGGTTGGACAGGTGGATCAACCGGTTTACAACAAACATCAATACAAAATTCCACACTTTCTTCAACTTACCTGACAAAGTTTAAAGAACAACAAACTAATTTACTTGGACCATACAACAAAATAGATAACACCTATTCATTGAATAATGGTTACATAAATGATATTAGTATTTTGCCGTGGATCAAACCACAGCAGATTATGATTAAAGCTTCTAACCTGTTAATTAAAACCAAGTTATATGCTTTCTTTGATAATGTAAGTGTTGATTCTTATGTTCGTAGATTGAATACAATTGAAGTTGCTTCTGTAACAGGTACATTTAAAGCTGGCGACATTATTGGTTACTATTCAGCTGGTACATTCACACCTACAGGTAAAGTTGAAGGTGTGTACAACTACACAGATACAACCAAGATTCGTTTATATGTTTCAAATGACTTTAAGACAACCACATACAATAATGGTTTAGCTTTACAAAATGGATTCTTCAATGCATCAGGTGTTTATCAGTCATCTACTGCTTCGGGTAGTGTTGTTGCAACACAATTTAGTAACTCAAGTGAACACTATAGTGGCACATTAAAAGATTCAACATCTCTTACATCAATAACACTATCACCATTAGCATCAAGTGTAAATGATTTTTACAATGGTTTAACTCTTTACATAACTTCTGGTGCACAAGGAATTTCTGGCCAATCAGCTGTGATTTCAGATTATAATGGAACAACTAAGGTTGCAACACTTGCAACACCTATAGTAGTAGCTTCAGTTGTTGGTTTACCAGATAAAGAAACATACTCTATCGGTTCAAGTACCGGTTCGATTGAATCTAATGAGCGTGGTGATTTCTTTGGTGTGTTCACTGTACCAGCAAATACTTTCCACACTGGACAAAAAGTCTTCCGTTTAGACAATCGCATCAATAACAATGTTGGTACAGTAACAACATATGCTGAAGGTACTTTCTATGCAGAAGGTTTACAAATCAATAGACAAAGCATTGAT